ATGTCTCTGTGTCTCGGAAACATCTACTAATATTGATTTACCTACTGCATTACCTGCAGAGTTAATCGTAAACATTGGAATGCTGCTCTGTGAGATTGTGAGTTGATTTGTGATCTCTGCAAGTTCAAACGTGCCTGAATAGAGCGAAAGGGAATTAGTCGTCTCATTATAACTAATGTTATTTAAGAATTCTAGGTTTGCATCCGATAGACTTTTAAAATTCAGGTTAGTCACGTCAATGAGTGAAGTCAAACTTGAATTAGTTAATCGTCGAATCGTCTGTAAATTGTTATAGACAGCCATCCTATGATTGGTTTATTTTTATTATTTATCTTTTTGAATAAATAAGAAGACTATCCCTAACTATCTTTTAAGTTATTTAGTTATGATCGTAGTAGATTTATCAATCTCTGAGGTTAGGGTAAACTTTCCTCTATTTACAAGACACTCAGTCAAGTTAGCATTTATTGTTTTTGCATCAGGATTATCTAGGAAACTTGAAGTAATATCATTTGACTCTCCTAAATAGTCACAGTCAAGTAATTTAGAAAATTTAACCGAATTATTTGAAAGAATCGAACATCCTTCTAATTTAGAATTTCGAATAACACAATTTTCAAAAAGACAGTTTTTAACGTCTCCTTCAATCTCACACCCAAAGAATTCAATGCCCTCTAGAAGAATGCTTCTCTTGATCTTTGCGTCCTTTATCTGAAGTCTGCCTCGACGAGTATCATAATTTACAGTAGCTTCAGTTATTCCACCACCTATGATTAATCTAAATAGTTTCTCCCTAATCTGTGGATATACTGCTTCAAGAAGGTGAGTAGCTTGACTTAAGTCAACATACAAGTCAATTTCTGGAAAACCTGCCCTAAATCCCAAAACTGATCGAGTTGAATCAATCGCTGACCTAAAATCTCTAACCATCTCAGAAATCTTGATTTTTTCTTGATTTGAATAAGCATAGTTTTCAGTCAGGGTATCATATAGGTGTTCAATGATAATATTTAGTGTCTCGACTGCTTCTTTCTTTTTTCGAATATAGTCTTTTCCCGAAATATAATTTATATTAAGTTTACCGCTAGCAAGTTGAGAAAAATCAGTAGCAAAAAAATCAGACTCTGGAAAATTCAACTCAATTGAATCTCCACGTTCAACGATTGACTCAGTTAAAATCATATCATATAGTCTCTTTGGCTGTACGTATTGAAAATGATTCTGATAAATTAGACGATTTTCATTTTCAGGCTGTGGCCATAATTCAAATAATCTCTTCTCATTTAAGCTAATCAAGTATTTTAATCGATTTAATTTATTTACATGGGTAGATAACTGAAGAGCGTTCTCATTAAGTTTAATTGAAGTTCTTACTCTACATCGTTCTGTGGTAAATCCGATTGCTTCGATTACATTCGCTACCTTTAAATACATGTGGATAGCTTCTTGATAAGGCATTAGGCCTGTACTAAGCTGCATCTCTTTGTATCCGTTTGAATAGGTCGGAGAAAGCTTAAATGTTTCGTTAGTTGGCTTAAAGTCGCTCTTTACTTCACTAAACCACTTAATCTTTTTTCCTAGTGCTCTAGAAATCTTAGCGGCTGCATCCATTTTTCGCATAGGCGAAAAAAACTCAAAGCAGAATGAGATTTGAGAATTATCATATATGTTCTTCTTATCTAGTGATTTAAACATTATTATGTTTTTCTTTATTCTATTTATCTGGTCAGATCCTTTTAGGAAACTTAAGTATTAAATTAATAGGCTGAATATAGAGATAAATGAATAAATAAAATAAATAAAGTTGCTACATGGCAAAAGTCACAGACGATTTTAAAGTATTTACTAGGCTCAGCATATATGTTGAGGACATACTTTCTCAAACAATAAATTATTTGACTGCTAAGTTTAGTCAAAGTAGAGCAGTATTTACGTCTGCCTCTCCATTCGGTCAGTTATTATTAGTGGTTGAGAACTTAACACAGCTTGTATTTTATTATATTGAAGACTCCATCACAGAGTTAAACATTAATGAAGCCACTCGGTTAACCTCAATCTATTCGTTAGCTACGTTGGCTGGACACAATCCTAGCCGAGCAGTCTCTGCCTCTGGTGAAATAAGCTTATCCACGATTGCAGGAGCCGGCGATCCACCGACTGATTTTGTAATCATACCTAATTTAACTAGGATTCGTTGTGCAAATAACGGATTAACCTACATATTAGATCTTCCCCAAGATGAGATAAAGTTTTCCTTTAATGGAACAAATAACGGACTTAGAATAGGAATTAGACAGGGTATAATTGAATCACAGACGGTTACTGCTAAGGGTGAACCAGTTGAAAGTTTTGCAATCGGCAGCCCACAAAACTACTATATTGATAATTTTATGGTTAACGTTCATGTAAATGGTGAAAAATGGACAAAGTATGATTCAATTATTGATATGCCTAGAGGAGAAAAAGCATACCTAATTAAAACTGGAATGACTAGCGGAGTTGATCTATTCTTTGGAAATGGAAACTACGGAAAAATACCTACTCGGGGAGCAGATATCCTAGTCGAATACTTGGTGACTGAAGGTTCAAACGGAAATATTCGAAGCAATGACTTAAGTAGTATCAAATTTGAATTTGTAGATACTGGATTCAGTATCCTAGGTGATGAGATTGATCTAAATGAATATATCGAGATCTCTACCTCAAACGCACCTTTCTTTGGAGCCAATGCCGAAGATTCTAAATTGACTCGATTACTTGCCCCTAAGCAATCTAAGAGCTTTGCACTAGTTAACACCGATCACTACGAAAACGCGTTAAAAAAATTAAAACTTTTTTCCATAATAAACGTTGCGATCGATGATCTCGATTCTAGAATGATAAATCTTTTTCTTATTCCAGATATTCGAAAAACATTTAATATTGCTCAAGATTATTTTAGTGCAAGCCTTGACCGATTTATACTAAATGATTATCAAAAAAATCAACTTCTTCAGTATATTGAAAAGTCTGGAAGCAAATTAATTTCAACTGATGTTCAAATCATTGATCCTATTCCTAGTGAGTACGTAATCAATACTTCAATCATAGCATTTGATGACGTGTCGACCGATATAATTAAAAGAGACATCCTAAATAACTTAGGTGAATATTTTATTCAAAATACTAGATTTACTAGAATACCTAAAAGTGATTTGATTAAGATAATTGAAGAGGTAAATGGAGTAGATTCAGTCTCAATAAATATCGTATGTAAAAAGAATGAAATTTTAAAAATTCAAAAACCGTCAGCTTCAGATATTGGTATTGACGAATTTAACGATATTATTGTCTCTTATCAGGAATTTCCTATAATCCGAGGCGGTTTTACAGATCGATATGGAAATGTTTATTCTATTGGAATCACGCCAGATTCACTAGGTCCAGTCAACATTCAAATTAAAGAGATCGTACCTAGACCAAAAAAGATTAATTAACATGGTAAAAAATAGCATATATCGTCCCATCTTTGAACGTAAAGAAAAAAGAATGAATACTGGATTTGATTATAAGGGTCAAATCTTAAAAAAGACTCTCTCTTCTCAAATGTTCAATGCGCATCCTCTCCTAGACTACTTAATACAGCAGGTTGAAAGCATTGTTTATGAATGGGTGGAGTCAGTAAAGCAAATAAAGATAAACGTCAATCCTGCACTGGATAAGTACGAAAATAAAATTAGATAAATGAGCAGTAATAAAGCGGGGATGAGCCGAGAGAATCGTGCTCACCTCAGAGACGAGATTCAGTCACTATTAGGATCAATTGGAACCGATACTCATGATGACATGGTGATTGACAATGAGATCTCAGAAAAGACTAGACCTGAAAGTCCGTATGATTTTGAGGAAATGAGTAGCCAGTTCACAGTAAAAGCTAGAGAAATAACCGATTCCCTATTTAAAAATTTCGTTGATATTGGAATCTTTGAAAAGAATGACTATGCTCGACATAAAAAAGAGCTCGATACAATCAATATCTCCAACCTATTCTTTCAATTAAAGACTATTAAGATTACCATAATCAAGGTAATGGAGGAGATAACTTCAGGTAATACTCATCCTCGATTAATTGAAGTAATGGGTCAGTTACAAGATAAGATGGCATCAATTACAAAGATGCAAGCAAATTACGTTCTTTTTTTAGAAGATACCTATCGTCAATTAAACTCAGCTGCTCCGATAAATCCTGACTCAGAAGTAGTTGGTTCAGATTCAAAAGAGGGTCAGTTCTTTATTACAGTAGGTACTAAAAACCTAATCAATAGCCTGCCTGATGAGACCAAGACTAATGAGATTAAAGTTCCAACTGGAAGTTTAATTGATCCTACTAAAAAATCAGATCTAATGCGAGAGAACAATATCCAAATAACGGATGATGACTTTGGCGATGACTTTATGGATATTACTGAAATAATTTAACCCAATGAGAGACGTCATGACAAATGGTGGCGCTTTCAGCCACCGTAAACTATCAAATTTATCGGGTTCATCTGAAGACATAAACACTTCAATGTGGACAACTATTCGAATTAATAAGCTACTCGACGATATTGAAAATGATGGATTTGATATTAAAGGCTTACATAACTCGCCATTTAAAGACAATGATATTAATTTAAAACGGGGAAATCTGCCATTTGAGTATACTCCAGACGAGTGGGAAGAACTTAAAAAGTGTAAGGCCGATATACTCTATTTTGCAGTAAATTATTGTAGGATCCAAACAAATGACGGTATTCAACTAATTCGGGATACTCCAGGACTTAGGGATTACCAGGAAGAAATACTTCAGTCATTTAAAGGAAACAAATTTAATATCTTAATGGCAAGTCGCCAGACTGGAAAATCAGTAACCTCCGCTATCTTTATCCTATGGTATCTTCTATTTAAGTCTGATAAGACTGCCCTAATCGTTGCCGATAACTTTACTACAACTCGAGAATTATTAGATAAGTTTAGGATATGTCTAGACGGATTACCTTTTTTCATGAAGCCTGGAATCAAGCATATCAATTCAGGAAACATCAAGTTTGATAATGATAGTCGGGTCGTAGGTAGAACAACCACTAAAAAATCAGGTATCGGTCTCTCTGTAAATATCCTATATATTGATGAGTTTGCCCATATCGATGAGGCAAAATTAGATGAGTTTTATCGAGCGATCTTGCCTACGATTACGGCCGATCCAAATGCCAAGGTAATTATCACGTCAACGCCAAACGGTAAGAATAAATTTTATGAGATTTGGGTGGATGCGATTGCAGGTAAAAGTGACTATGTTCCGCTTAGAGTGGACTGGTGGCAAGTTAAAGGTCGGGACGAAGCATGGAAACAGGCAGTAATCTCTAACATGGGATCAGTTGAAGACTTTAACCAGGAATATGGACTTCAGTTCTTCTCATCAGACCAGTTGTTATTAAATTCAAATGAGTTAAAGAGACTCTACAATATCAAAGCAGATTATCTAAATACTCAGTTTTCCTTGACTGAAGATAAGCAATGGATCAATGAGTGCTTGACCGTTCATCCAAACTATTTAAAACGGACTCCGACTGATTATAAGAACGACCGATCAAAATATGTGTTTTCAATAGATACTGCTGATGGTACTGGCGGGGATTACTCAGTATTAAACATCTATAAGATTGCGTGTCTTCCAATAGTTGAGCTCCTAAAAAAGAAGGAAGCTATTCGCGGAGAGATTGATACTACATCGTTAGTACAAGTTGCAACGTTTAGGACAAACGAACGTGATATTAATGAATTCGCAGCCGGTGTAGAATACATAACGTATGAACTATTCAATTCAGAAAATGTGAGAATCGTTCTTGAAATGAATCATAAGGGAGAGATAATAAAAAATAGGTTAGAGAGTAATGATAATTACTGGCCTTCCCAATTAGTCCATACTAAACATACTGAAATGGCAGTCGCCGCAAAACCAGGAATTAGACTTGGTCCGACCAACAAGATTAGATACTGTGAAAAGTTTAAATACTTCGTAGAGGTTAAAAAAATTATACCTAACGATTTCTTAACTGTCATGGAATTAATGGCATTCGGTAAGACGAAAGGCGGTTCATATCGTGGACAGAATGGAAATGACGATCTTGCAATGACCTGTGTTAACCTAGCTCCAGCTCTTGATTCTAACCAATTATGGGAGCTTTCAATAGAGACGTATGAATCAACTTCAATCGAGTATCGACGGGAGGTTGAGGAAAAGATATTTAACCTATTTAGATCTAACTTAAATAAACCTGCATTTGACTACGATACTTTAAGAGAAGTAAATGCATCATCTAATGGAGCAGAAAAAGGAGTAGAGCCGCGTAAGCATGTATTT